CTAAAGCATCAATTATTAAATCTTGATAAGGTTTTATAACTACATTGTTAAAAAGCAAACTAGCATTTTTAATTTCATCAGCGTTAGAACCAAGACCACCGTTACCATCTCTCAAACCTAATAATAAAGGACTAGTTACTCTATGTGTTAACATTATCTTCTTTTGACACTCACTACTTAAATACTCATAATGAGCTGGAGCATCATTTAAAGGCACGTCATCAATAGTAGTTTTACTTTCTTGGTTGTTGTTAAAAGCAATTATAACTTTTTCACCATAGCTGCCTGTGAGCTTTGAAAGTACTTGAGATTTTATTTGTTCTTGTTTCTCCCTGTCAGGGACTCCATTGTTAAAGTTCACAATTTTGGTGCCTGAAAATGAGCATTGAGCATCATTTATTAAGTAGTCTGCAATCTCACGTTCTAATACTGCATAGCTTGTCTGATAGTCCGCTGGAGAGTAATAAAAGAACCCAGTGATATATCTTCTAATAATAAATATTTCATTCTTTGCACCACTACCAAATACAGGAAACTTCTTTAATACTGTTTGCTTTGTTACTTTACTCCAATCAGCACTGTATAAATAGTTTTTTATTTTACCATCTTCACCACATTTTTCTGCTCTCAGCGTTTCTCTTGGAAAGTGTGTAATACTAGCAATTTGATTGCCTTTGTAAGTTACTTGAAAAGCACCTTCACCTAATAGCTTTAAATCTTGGCATACCCTTCTTAGTTCTTTAGGCTTTAATAAGCTTCTCATTTGAGCATATTGCTCAGGCTTTCTACTACTATCTGTAGCATCTATACCTTTGCCATAGATTTGATTAACAACACCATTAATAACAGCATTATTAGTAGTGCTATCCATAAAAGCATCTATAAGATTCTGATAGTAATCATTATTATCACCTATTCCAACCCACTGTTGATTCTTTTCCTCAGTTATAGTAGGTCTTTCATAGCTGTTAAGTTGTATTAAATGTATGTTATCCATTATGCAAAAATATATTCATTATCACCTGTTGAGCTTTCAGTATAAACATTATCACTTATACTAAATGTGCTTACTGTTTGGTCTGTTGCAAATATCTTATCCCTAAATACTAAAGTGTTATCAGTAGTATTTCTAACTTCATAGGTGTAAAAATTAGCTTCTGTAAGAGCTTGAGTAGTACTATAAGTGTAATAATAGTCAACTTCTGAAAAAGTTGCATTAGAATCAGTAAAAATAACTTTATTTTGTTCCTCTGATTTTATCACTAATGAGTATGTTTTACTACCTGAAATTGCCTCTCTTGGTACAAAGTTAATAATTCTAGTCCCTGTTGTTGTAATTACTTGCATCTTTTTTTTAAAATAAAAAAGGGAAGGCTATTTTTCCAACCTTCCCCTTCTAAACTAAACATTATATATATTGAATCACACTAAACTATGAATTTGTGCCTTGTACTATTGTAAATGTTCCAGCCATTCCAGCAAATGGGTCACCAGCTACAGCACTCTCTATAAAGTTTGCCGGCAGCTTTTCAGTAGCTACAAGAGTTAAACTATAACCCGACATATCTCCCATAGCAGCTCCAGTCGCTATTGTTCCACCTGTTACTTCACAACCAAAATCAACTCCACACATCATTGCATTTCCGTTATAGTCTTCTACCACTATATGAGGTCTACCATATGAGAGTAATTTTATTTCTTTGTTATCTTCTTTGCTTAATTTTGGTAAAGACAAAGTAATAGTTTGTTCAAAAAAGGTAGTTCCGTTTTCTCTAGAGCTAGTAATAGCCTGTTCAAGAGAGCTACTTCCTTTTACATCATATTGAAAAGCTGAAGCTGTTCCTGTCATATTAGAGATTTCATCTCCAGCATTTAAAGTAACAGTTCCTAACTCACCAAAATTAACAAAATATACTTTAGTGATGCCACCAACTACATCTTTACAAGGTACTTTACGCCCTATCGTTAAATCACAAGCCATCTTATTTTTTTTTAAAAGTTAATACTAAAGGAGAGCTTTTACACTCTCCTAGTTAATTATATTATGCATAGATAACTACATCAGAAGTAATTCCAATTTGTACACCAGCTGTAAATCTCATTACTAAGCGGCAGTTCTGACTTCCGTCCAAATCACCCATATCTAACAATTTAACTTCGTTAAGGTCAGAAAGTAATCCTGTACCGAAATAAAGGTTAGATTTTTGAGCAGCCATCATTGAATCGTCAGGCAATCCAGCAGCAATAACAACTTTAACACCATCATAAGACAATGCTCCATTGTTCCACCATTGAGTTCCTTGTGCATTAACACCAGCAGCACCTAAGCCATTAGCACCAAACCCACCTAAAGCTCTAACATAAAGTTTTGCAGCTTTTCTAGAAACGTAGATATATAAATCTTCTTTACCATAAACTCCTGAAGGAATTGCATCTACTACTTTACCCATCTCATCAATGATATTAGCAGCAGTAAGTGGTGAACCTGATACTGCAACGCATCCTGAACCACCAGCAGTAGCTAAGTAGTAAAAACCATCAAATTCTCCAGCATTACCTGTTTGACCAGCCCAAATGTTCTGCTCAGTCTTTTCTGCTACCAATCCAGCAGCGTGTCCGATAATAAAATCAGAGAAATTAGGTGGTAAGTTATCATAAGCAGAATAACCCATTTGAATTGCTTCCCAATCGCTTCTGAAATCTTTCTTACATAATTCCATATTTACTTGAAACTCCTCGGGCTGAAGGATTCTTTCAGTTAATGTTAATGTACCTGTAGGAGTAAAATCACAAGTAGCATCTTTAATTACGTTAGCATCTGTTGCTGCCTTTTTCAAAACCTCTTTGTATTTAACATTAGGTTTTACAGTTATTAAACCGTTTTCAATTGTTGAACCACTCAATAATGCCGCAGATATATATTTACCCGCAAATTGACCAGCATACGTTGACGTGATTGATGTTGTTGTCGCCATTTTTTTCTTTTTTTAATTAATTATTAGCTATTTTACTAAACACCCTATCCCTAGTTGTTTCAGTTCTTTTTTGACCAAATAAAATCTTGTTCAGTTTCTTTTCTTCTGATTCAGGATTGTGTTTAATTGGCTCTACTGCTTCTTCTTTAGTAGCAGATAATTCAGTAACTTCTTCAACTACCTCATCTTCTTTTACTTCTTCAGTAGATAGTTCAGTGTTTTCTTCTTTAATTTCTTCAGTAGTTTCTTCAGACATTTCATCTTTTTTCTTGTAGCCTAATTCTTCAATCATTCCTTTGATTTCACCTACTGCATTTGTAAATTCTTCTTTAGTCACATACTGCATTTCTTCTTTTTCTTCAGCAGCTTCTACTTCTTCAGTTTCTTCATCTTTAGCTTCTTCAACTGCTTCTTTAATTTCAGCAATTAAACCTTCTTCTTTAACTATTAATACTCTACCATCTTCAAGAGCATATTCACCTACAGGAAGTGCTATTTGTTCATCTTCTGATTTAATGAAGATTGCTTCACCTTCTTTAAATTCTTCTGCTACTAATACAGTACCATTTTCAAGCTTTAGTTCAGCTAGTTTAACAGATTCTTCTGCTAATTCTACACCAACTATGCCTTTTATTTTGTTTAAAATTTCTGTTGCTTTCATATTATTAAATATAATCTTATACTACTAATGTAAAAAAATAGCTAAAGTGTTATACCTAAATGCTTATTTACAGGTAAAAACAAAAAAAAATTAAAAAAAAGTGTAAAAACATTTGCAGTATAAATATATTTATATATATTTGTATAAACAAACTAACAAAAACATTAAAAATGGAAGCTACACAAACAGTTAGAACAGAATTAGAAAGATTATTTGAAGATGGTAAATTATACTATTATGAAAATAGATGTTGGTATACTTGCTTTATGGCTTGGAAAAAATTAAAGAAAAAATTCAAAGAAGAATTAATAATGGTTGAAGGTAAAGCAAATAATCAATTACACTATTGGTTACAAAATAAAAAAACTGGTGAAGTTTATGAGTTACATTATTCATTAATGGAATCAAGCCCTTATGGTGTAAGTTGGAGAGAATCAGAATATACTTATGAAAATGAAAGAGAATTAAATTTATTTAATTGGGAAAAAACAGCAGAAGAAAGTCAAAAATACGCACACAATATGAAAACAAGACAGAGTAGATTTGTTTGGGTTTGGAGTATAGAAGAAAAAAATAAATAACTAATTAAAGAGCCACTTTTTACAGTGGCTTTTTTTATGCTCTAGTTTTACCTATTCCTTGTGCTCCAATGCTACCATCACAACACTTTTGGCTGTAGCTTTTACCATCTTTACACAAACAACCTCTTCTACCACCTTTGGGTGATGTTCTACTTGGTATGTGTGTCTTTGTATCTCTTCTTTTACTTTTCATAATTATTCTTTTATATGTTTTTCACAAGGCATATACCAAGTTTTATCTTCAAATTCGTGTGTGTGGAAACCTTTGCAACCTATGTTTCTAGCCATCTCTTCAGCTTTCTCTTGTGTGCTATAAGCTAACCTATCATCAATGATTGCAAACTCATCATCTATAACCATTGAAGCAAGTTCAATTTCACCTAGTTCTTTTAGTTTGCTTTTGGTCCACCTTAAAGCTGCTTTACCACCCCACAATAAATAGCTAATTGTACCACAAGCTTCTGTATTACCTTCATCATAGTATTCTCCAGCTCTACTTAAATAACTATACATTCTTTTTATAGTTTCAACACTTACTGCTCTACCAGCAGCCAAATCAGCACTTCTTACTTTTCCTACATCAGTAGCACATTTATTACCTACTTTCTCATTTAATTCTCTACCTCTTTTAGCATTGTTGCTTACTGCTTTAGGATAATCAGAATAGCTTTCTAGTTTAACTTTTTTTTTTTGAGTAAATAGGTTTTTAATTTCTTCTATTTTCTGTTTTGCTTTTTCTTCATCAACATCTACTTTAACAGCACTAGCATCTAGTTTTGCTTTATCTGCAAAATATCCTTCAATACTAAATCCTTTAACTTTGCCTGTCTTTACAAAATCATTCCAAATCTCATCATTGTTAACTTTCATTGAAATCATCCAAGTACCTTCAGGCACATCTAAACCATATAAAGCAGTTTTATCTTTTTCTTTGTTTTCTACTATCCAACTTTCAACTACTGTTAAATCATTAATTGCTAGTTTATGTTCTAGTGTTGCATTGTTTTGATTGCCATTCTTAAAAAATAATTCACTAGCTTTTCTAACTGTTTCATTGCTGAAATAAACATAATACTCTTTTTCATCTTGCTTTCTGTAAATAGGTTTGTTAGGTATTAAAGCTGCTCCCATTAAGATTTTCTTTTCATCATCTACTTTAGCAAGTTGTATTTCTTGACTTTTAAGAGTTATAAAATCACTCTCAATTGCTGGTGCTTCAACGATACTAACTGCTTCTATTCCAGTAACGTCATTTTCTTCATCTAGTAGAAGTTCTATTATTTCCATTTTATTTTCCATTGTCTTTTATTTAAAAAGTTGCTGTATCTATTATATTGTTTTCTAATGCTTGTGCTGTTGTAACATCACCACTAACTACAAATGCTTTTACAGGTGTGCTGTTTTGTTGTCCTAGTGCTTGTGCTACTTGGTTAAATCCTGATTGACCAACTACATTAAATGCTGGTGCTTGTGAACCAATGCCTGTTGCTCCACCACCAGCTCCTGAAACTGAACTAGGTGCTGTTGTACCACCACCTTGAAACTGTTGAGCTGCAATTGTTGCTATATTAGCAGCACTTGTAGCAGCAGCAAAAGCTAGTGAAGCAATACCAGCAGGATTAGGAATTGGACCGATAGCTACAGGAGATTGAGCTAGTGAAGCAGTAATTGCTTTACCAGCATCAATAATTGCCATACCTAGTTGTAATGCTTTATTAAATTTAAATTGTTTTTTTGCCATTGCTTCTTCTTCAGCACTACCTTTTTCTAAGTTTTTCATTTTGTGAGCAAATACAGCATTACCTAAAGCTTGAATTGAATTTGCACCTTGAGTTGCTAACTCTAATTCATTTTGAATCTCTCTTAATTTTTCTTGTCTTTTCTGCTCTTGTAGGTCTTTATAAGCTTGTAAATCCTCACCATATAATTCTACTAATCTTTGATTTAATGATTGCTGTTCCTCTACAAGTTGTAAGTTATCTAATTTAGTAGATTCAACTACAAAGCCACCTTTAGCTTTTGCTGCTTTTAATGCTTCTTCTTCAGCTTTTTTTCTAAGCTTTTCTCTTTCTATTGCTGCTTTGTTTTCTTCCTTAACTTGTTTTTTAGTTTCTAATCCTAATGCTTTTAATCTTTTTATCTCATTATTAATAGCTGCAATTTTTCTGTTCTTTGCAATTATTTCTTTTTCTGTTGATTCAGGAAGTTGTTTTGCTTGTTCAAGTAGAAATTGTTGGTCTTCAATTAAACTAGAATTTGTTAATTGTAAATTTTTATTTGCTTCAGTAGTTTCTTCAGTAGCTTCAGTATTTTCTTCTATTGAAATTCCTAGTCTTTTATATAATGCATTTTTTTCTTCTAATAATTTATTACCATCATCAAGGGATTCATCTAATTGTTTTTGTGCAAAATTAATTTTATTTAATTTTTGTGCAAATGGAACAGAAGTTGACAATCCCTCATCTTTTATTTGCTCTCCAAATTTTGCTAGATTTTCAAAATAAGTTAATTGGTCATCAAATTCAAATTCAGGCAACCCCCTTTCTGCTCTATAATCAACCCAAAATGCTAATTCCTCTTGAAGTTCTTGTTCTCTCCTTAATAAATCTAAATTTTTATCTGCTGAAATCTCTGCTTGTTCGTTTATTTCATCTTGTTTCTGCTGAATTATTATTTTATTAACTAATTCTTTATTTACTAATTGTAAAGATTTTTTTAATTCCTTATTGCTTACAGTTTCTGCATCTATGTTTTTTAATAAATCAGGATATTTGTCTTTCAGTTCTGTTATTAGTTGAACTCTTTCTTTTTGTGGAACATTTGCTGAAAAAATTTGTGCTTCTAAAAGCATTAATTCACTTTTTTCATCTTTTAAAGCTTTAGTTAAATCTTCTGTTGGTGTTATAAAATTTAATAAAGCAGTAGTTGCTTGGACAATAGACCTTATTATTCCATTAAATCTACCAGTCCCATCTTCAATAGATAAAAGAAAACCTTCCCAAGCAGAACCTAGTTTTGTAGTATCTCCAGTTAAGTTGTCAAGTCTAACCTCAGCCATCCTTTTTGCTGCTCCTTCAGAATGTTTAAAAGATTCAGTAAGTCTATCAATATCTTCAGATTTTGAAGCTAGATTTAGTAAAGATTTTGCACCAACTACACCAACCAATTCAATTGCAGTATTCAATCCATCTGAACTTTGATTTACTTGTTCAAGTGCATCTTTTAATTCAATGCCTTTTTTATTTAATTCAATAAATGTTTTACTTAAACCAGTACCAGCAACAGAGCCTTTTAAACCTGTATTAGCCAACACCCCTAACATTGCAGTTACTTCTTCAATATTTCTTCCTGTACTTTTAGCAATTGGAGCAGCTACTTTTAAACTTTCTGTTAAACTGCTAAAATCTAAAGCACTTGTTGCTGTACTTTTTGCTAATACATCCACAACTCTTTGTGTATCTTCTGCTTCTAAACCAAATGCATTAACAGTAGAACCAGCTAAAGATGCAGCACTTGCTAAGTCAACTTCCATTGAAGCAGCTAAATCTAGAGTTGCTTTTGTAGATGCTAAAATTTGTTTAGTGGTAAAACCCATCTTAGCAAACTCAGTTTGAAGTTCACCTACTTGAACAGCAGTAAACTGTGTACTTGCACCAAGCTCCTTAGCTGAATTAGATAAAGCTTTAATTTCTTGTTCTGTTGCTCCTGAAACAGCTTGTAAAGTACTCATCTGCTTAGCAAACTCAGCACCCTTTTTTATTGCACTAACAAATACAGAACTTAACCCAGCAATAAGACCAACAACAGCACCTGTTGCTAGTGATTTCATTGAAATACCTATTTTATTAAAAGTATCCCCTAAACCTTTACCAGATTTATTAACATTTTTAACTTCCTTTTCTGTTGAAGATAAATCTTGATTTAAGCCTTTTACATTTTTTTCAGCTCCTTCTGTTTTTATATTTATTTTATAATTTACTTGCTTCATCTTCTAATTTTTTAATATAAAATCCCTCTCTAATAGTAAGTGCTACTTTATTAACACCCAAAGCTATAATTATGTTTTTATCATAAGCTTTGATTTCTTTAATAAATTCTAATGCATCAATTATTGTTTTCATTAGCTTGGTTCATTTAATAATTCTAATGTACTTCTTCCTGTTTGTAAATCTGTTGTAATCTTATTAATAGTAAATGCTCTACCTGAAATAAATACTTTATCTGCTAAACTATAAGTTAATAAAAACTTCAAAGGCAGTACAGCTTTATATTTAAAGATTCTTGTTTTAGTATTAAACACCCTTTGTATGTAAGTTTGATAAAACTTTTGAAACAAACTATTATTACTTCCACCATAATCTGTAAGTGTATAGCTGTTTATTTCACTACCAAAATTTAAATTAAATGCTGGTGCTGTTGAGGTTGTTCCTAACTCATTTGCATTGTGTGGCATCCAATAGTTATTTATTGTAGTATTTGTAATTCCTGAAACTGATGTTACTGGTCTAGTGCTATCTACATAATTTATTGGTGTGCTAATGCTTGTATTGTAAATACCATAAAACAACAAAGGAGCAGTTACTACAGAATTATCATCATCATCTACAGCTAAACCATATTGAACATCTGTATTTACTTTTGTAGTTCCATCAGATAGCCTTTCAAATAGCATATGCTCAAAAGGTGGCAATACTTCATACTTGCTACCTTGACTTGCATCAGCTATAAAATTTAAACTTCCATACTCTACATTGTTAAGATTATAAAAAGCTTGTGCTAGTTTTGTTTTAGCTTCAGGGTATTCAAACTTAATATTACTAAAAGGCAATGCTTCACTAACTGTATGTTCATCTTTTACTATAAACTTGCTTATATCGTGTGTAGTTGTGCTATCACTATAAAAGTCATCTAATGTTTTAACTACTACTCTATCACTACTATCTAAGAAAGCAGTTAAATTAAACATCTTAAAAATACCTTTTAGAAAGTCTATTACTTTAATATCAGGCACTTGTTCTGTTGGTTCTATATCATCAATAGTTACTGCAATATTTGAAGCAGCAGAATTAAATTGACATCTTTCATCTGTAACAGGTAAGCCTAATCTTTGACCAACATTTATGTTAATTCCAAATTCAAAAGCAGAATCAGAAATAATTTTACAAGCTATATGTTTTGTTTCACCAATAGCCATTTCATTTCTAACTATTAATGTAGTTAAATCTAAAAAATCAACTAGAACAGAGTTTGTGCCAGTTCCAACTTCAGAACTAAAAGAAAGTTGTTCACCTGTTAATGCATCATAAATTAAAATACTATAAGGTGTTGAAGTAAAGCCTGTGTTTGGAGTAACTTCTACACCAAAAAAGTAGCCTCTATGTGGATATTGTAAACTTGGATTTACTGGATATACCCAAGGGCCAGTTTTTGTAATTTTATAAACACCATTTGTAAATTCAGTAGGATAATTTGAATAAGTATTACATAAAGTTTGTACTGGGTCAAAACCAACACTATTACCTGAAGTTACACAACTAAAAGAAGCACTATCTAAAACAATACTATTTTCAGTTTCTATTTTACCTTTATCTCTATGCAACCATAAATACAAATTACTAAACTCTGTACTATCAAAAAATTCACCTGTTTTAAATGTTAAGTTATATTGCTGCTCTATTGCCTTAATTACTAAACTAGCTTTAATTGCTGGTTTTAAATCTTCAGGAAATACACCTCTAGTTTTATCATTTGTACTATCATCAGATAAATTACCAACATCTGTAAGACTTCCAGTATCATCATAAATATATCTTTGTGTGTGTGTAATTAAAGGGTATATAATTGCATTATTGTAAGTAACACTATCAACTGTAATATTGTGTCCTGTTTGTAAACCTGTAAGAACATTTGCAGTTAATGCTGGTAGCTTAAAATTATCCATCCACACTAAGTTATTAAGCTTATCTTCACCAAACAAATTATTCAAGCTTACTGTTTTACCAAAGAAAGTAATCTTGTAAGTATGAGGTCTATTGTCTTTCATCTTGACCTCTTGCAGTCTTATTTTACCCTCTCTAAATGGTTGGTAGTTTAACTCTATCTTTGCATCACTTTGTATGTTTGCATCAAAACCCTTAACATCAGGATTATACCAATGCTTGAATAGTTTGTTGTTCTTTTCACTAGCTGGTAAATTAAATGTTCTACTGTAATCTGTAAACACTTTGTCTATATCCCTAACATCTTGTATTACTTGTGTTAAGCTTACATTCTCATCAGTAAACAAATCTACCTTTACATAGTTCTGAGCTGTTTTATCTCTCTGCTGTGGTTTTATATATAGTATTAATTCTTGCATTAATGTACATTGTTAATAGTATCAAAAGCATATTTTAAGTTGATAGTGTAGTTAATTAACTTATCATTCAATCCTGTTTTGTAAGTAAAGCTTGATTCTTCTACATTCATAGGTAAAGTATCACCATCTCTAACCATCCAAACATATTGACTTAATAGTAATTCTTTAAAGCTGTCATTCATACTTTCACTAACAAACCCTGAATTTAAAGTAATAGCTTCATTAGCAATTATATTAAACTTTTTGTCTTGATGTTCTTTAAATTGAAATCCAGCAATATATGGAATTGTTTCATCTAGTATATTTCTGTTAAAGCTATCTTTATTTATTTGCAAGTTTTCTACTGACTTCTTAAAAAAGTATAAGTTCTGCAAAGCTCCATATTTATTAATAAAAACAATTTTACTAACTGTATGTTTACACTCTGATACTTCTTCAATAGTAAATGATTGAGTACTACCACCACTATTATAAACAACATCAACAGCATCTACATTTGCAGCAGTTGTTGTTATGTATTGTATTTTTTGGTTAGTGTTGCCATTATCAGTTATTGAGTGTGTGCTTACTGTTGCTCCAGCTAATTTAAAGTTTACTGTTTCAGCTATTTCAGCATTAACAGGTATTTGTGCTGCTTCACTTTCAAGAACCTGTATTTTACTAGATGTTAATAATGTTGGTAGTGTGTAAGTAGCATTTATTGAACCACCATTTGAAGCTGCTTCTTGAAAATAATTATAACCATCAAAAGCTAAAAATGTAGTGCTTACTGTTGCACCTACAGTACTACTTGTAAACCCTGTTACATCTGCAATTGCCCATAATACATAACCTGTGCTGTTGCCTGTTGTTGGTGCAATATGCTCATAGTAATCTCTTATTAGTTGGTTAATCTCAAAAGTTACTTGTGTTTCACTATTGATAATATCTTTTTCAAGTGTATATGTAGCATCTGTTGGCTTGTCACTTGTTAAGCCTGTAAATATATAAAGCTTTAATTGAAACTTTGTAGCATTTGCTAAACTTGATGTTCTTATATATCTTGGTGACCTTGTTAAACTTAATGTACTCATTTATTCTGTTTTTAAATTATCTTCTATAAAACCAAATACTATATCATCACTATACTTATCTAAACCAGCTTCAAAAGGTTTTGTAAAAAACATTGTTGCCCTAATACCTTTATTGTATATGCTTCTTGCTAGTATATAGCTTAATGATTGTCTACTAATAAATCTACCTGTCTTTTTATCTCTACCTTGTATTCCTTTCTGCTTAATCCATTTTTCAAAAGGCTTAGCTGGTGGCATTTTATCTTTATAGCTATAATCAGTTTTTTTATTTACTATATAATTAGACTTAGTTCCTTTTACTCCCTCATCTTGAAAAGCACCGTATTGAAGCATATCAAACAATACACTTTTTTTCTTTACTTTATAAGTTAAGCTATTATATAACTCTTTACTAGAGTTTTGTTTACCCTTAGTTAAGTTGCTTCTTGCTTGTTGTATTACATACTTAGCGTATTTTTCTAATGCCTTTTCAAATTCTCCCATCTTAGCAAATTGTCATATCTGTTTTAGTATTAATAGTAAATGTTACTGCCCAGCCTGCAAGTCTATTTTCAAAACGTTCTGTAAATGGTTCACAAGTTGCATCACCTTCTATTTCAAACTCATCTCTATACAGCTCTCCTTTTCTTAGTAACTGTATTACTCTAGTAGCTAAAGCTAGTTGTGTGTTTAAGATGTCTTGTGTGTTGTCATTACCTAAAAAGTAGCTTTCATCTTCAGCATTATTTACATCTACTAAGTCCATAAAAAATACAGTCATATTGTGTTGTACTAAGTTTGTAGTTATTGTTGCACTATTAACTGTAATGTGTGACAAAGGAAACATTGACTGCTTTCTTAAATCAACATCTGCAATGTCACCAAAAGTTACTTGGTTGTTAAAAGGCTCTGAACTAACAGCCTGTTTAATTTTGTCTATTACTCTATAAAAACTTCTCATATTAATTTTATATATATAGGTGAATGCTCACCAACATCTTCTTTACTTAGCTTTTCTAAATAATCTAATGCTTCATTAAAGTTCATTGTTTCATCTGATTTGATAATAATGTCTAAACACTTCCAGTAGTCATATATTGCTTTTGTTGGTGTTGTAGCAGTAACCCCCATAAATGCTTCTTCTAAACCATCAGTAAGAACTAATGTTTCAGACTCACCAAATAGCTTTCTAGTTAGTAGCTGGTCTATTATCTCATCTCTTTGCATTCTTCATTAATTGCTGTTCAACTTCCATTTTATCTTTTTCAAATGCTAACATAGTTAAGCAAGTATGTAGCTTTGACTTAGTTACTTCTTCCATCTTTCCTAGCTCTCCTTTTGTAAGTCCATATATGGATTGATACCAACCCCATTTTCTAGCAAAGCCTTCAAGTTTTGTGGAATGTCCACTATGTCCTGAGTTTTCAAATAGTTCAGTATATGTTTCAGTAATTCTTGTTTTAAATTGCAAAAAAAAACTAATGCTCCTAATACTACGTCTAAAGGCATTTCACTTAAATCATACTTTTCACTACTTACATAATCTTCAATTAAATACTTACCTTTTCTTTTAAATGTTACTGGTCTGAATAATACAGCCATTGCTGAATCCATTTGCTGCCAGTCTGTTAAATAGTTGTCTAAGTCTATATACTCTCCAAAAGTCATTTCATCAAGCTTAGGTATAAAACCAAATTCTTCATCTTCTAATCTAAACAAAGGCTTAAACTCAGGCTTTTCATTAAATAAAGTATTTAGGTGAGTAGTTATTTCTTCAATGTCTTTTACTCTCATTTGCATAATGTGTTGTAGTTCTGCATTGCAAAATATCTCAATCATCTTTTGCTGGTAGAAAGTACCTACTTCTTCTTCTTTATCAATTATCTTAACCCACCTTTGATACTGTGCTAGTGTTATCTCACTTAAATTCTCAGGCACATTTAATTTAATCTTCATATATATAATGTAATTTTTTTAGTCAAGTGTTATATACAAATTTAAAAAACTTTAAGCAAAAAAAAAGCTACCTGTTAAAGTAGCTCTTAATTTAGTTGTTTAGTGTTTAGTTAGTTAATCCTAATTTAATTTTTCTAAGTTCATACTGTTGCTTAATAAAATCTTCTAACGTTTGACCGCCAAGCCTTTTCCATCTTGCATCTTCTAAATCTCTCAGGTCGTAAGAATCAATAGCGTCTTGTAAAATTTGGTAATACCTTTTAGTTATTGCTTCAATTGCTTTTTGACGAGTATTGCTTTCGTATTCTCTTATTTTTCTTTTCATAAAGTTATTCATAGTTGTAAGTTTAGTTGTTTAGTGTTTAGTTATTTATTTTTTTGTTTATTAAAGAATATATACTTCTAGCATATTGCCAAGTGTTATAACTATAATATGAATCAGTTGATTCTATACATAAGTTTATTTCAGGAACTCTCAATCTAAAACCAGTATAAAATTTTGTGCCACCACCTGTGTAATATCTTAAACCTGAAGATTTAGTTTGTTTTGTTTCAGACCATTCTTCAAGCTTATTATCTATATTTAATTCATTTAATAATTCAGAAACTTTTTTTAATGATGGCATTCTACCATTACCTTCAGATTTATTTTTTAAAGAATTTAAAGTTTTTAAGTTTTCCATTTTGTTTGTTTTTAAATACAATGCTAATATATAAATATATTTATAAACTACAAAACAATTAACACTTTTTTTTATATTTTTTTTTACATCTTATCTTATCTTATTTTATCTTATCTTAATGCTTGAGCATTGGTTAAGCATTGCTATAGCTTTGCTTGAGCATTGCTTCCTCTGTTGAGAGCTGTTTAGTTTACATTTTAGTAAAAAAGCAAAAAATTTTTATTTCAAAAAAAAAGCTACTTTTTACAGTAGCTCTTAGTTAATTTATTTAGTGTTTAAAAATTATCTCTACAAGCGTTATTTAGTAACATTTGAGAAGTAGAAGCTATACCAAAACTAAATTTTGCATCTCCCCATCTTTCTCTTGCTATTTCCATTATAAACTCACTATCCCATTTTAAATGTTTTCCATTCATTTCAACCTTAAACCAAACTTGCTCCCATTCATTATCTCTATTAAATGTTATCCAAGCCATTTCAGTTTTATTAGTAAATTTTGTTGCTGTGTTTATGTGTTGTAAAGTTTTCATAGTTGTAATTTTTAATGTTTTGTTATAACAAATATATATAAATATATTTATAATACAAAAGATTTATTAAATTATTTTTATTTTTTTTTATTCTATCTCTGTAAATTAATATAAAAAATATTCGCCTGAATTAGGATTTTGTAATTGATAGCTAACTGCATACCTTAATGCATCAAGACAATGATTCCAATTGTCACAAGGTGTTTGACTCTTTTTTTCTAACCAACAATAGTTATTAAGTTCTTTAACTAACTCAACAGAATCTTCACTAATTACTAAATCATAATCTTGTAATAAACTAATACCATAAGTAATACTACCTTGACCTTTTATTGCTGGTACAACTTTGTTATGTCTGCTTAATTCATTAATCAATCTTGGTTCTGCACTATCACCTACTATTAAATTATCACCAGCATACTTTTTATTTAATACTGCTATCTCACTTGTAGTAAGCTTTGTTTGGTAGAAGCATTGTTGTACATAAATAATTTTATTGTCTTTGTCTATGCTTGTTTTTATGAGAGTACTTGCATCCTGAGAAAATCCATAGTCTTGGCCAAACACAATCTTACCTACTTGCTTAAATTCTCCTATCGACCAATTAGTATATATAACACCTTCTGCTTTATCTAACCAACTGCCTAAGATAGTATGCTTGTATCTGTTTGGTCTTCTCTCTTTCATTTGCTCTATTTGTTTAATATAGCTTTCTGAAAGGTTTTCTATGTTGTCTAAGTAAGTTGTATGTATGTAAGTAGTATCAGCTTTTATTGTGTTGCTACCAGCTTCAACACCTCTAGCTTCAAAGAATCTTTGATATATAAAGTTTTCTTTTGTTGTTGGGTTAAGTATTAATATTACTCTATTGTCTTTGTCCTTTTGTCTGATGCTTAAATCTATCTTATCAAATATAGTTTCATCAGTTAGTTCTTCTGCTTCATCTAGCACCCAAGTAGTAACACCTTGCAATGATTTAAGATTTGCTGTTTGGTCACCTGAGCTTGTTTTAATACCTCTAAATAAAATCTTGCTTCCTGTTTGCTTGTTAATGATTTCATCTTTAGTAATGTGAAAGTCTTGCTCTATCTTTTGTAGTTCTAGCTTTTCTATAAACTCAGGAATAATTGATATACTGGCTGCTCTTAATGTGTAACGAGTAAATAGTATCTTGTGACCCTGTTCATAAGTAAGAAGTGTTAGTAATGTGTTTATTGCAAATGATTTGCCTGAACCTCTACCACCAGTTACAATGAAGTACCTAGTATCATTTTCTAATACTAGATATTTATTGCTTAGCTTTAATTCCACTAATTAAATGTTTAAAGTCTATGCTTCTTTTTTCATTGCTGTTAATATCAACTGTATCTTTTGCAGTACCATAAGCAGAATCCATTAAAGCCTTGTAAGCATTAACATCACCTTTAAGAGCTTTTAACAATATGCTAATTGTCATTCTTTGCTCATTGGTTAACCATTCTTCTTTGCCTGTTAAAGGGTTATCTTCTTTGCTTAGCATCTGTAAAACTTCTTTTACAATAGTGCTTCTATTTCTACTTCCTTTAGGTCTGCCATTAGGATTTCCTGACTGTCCTTTTTTAAATGATATTAGATTTTCTTCGTTTGCCATTTTTCATTGTATTCTCATTGTATTTATAAACCTCAACAATTAAAAAAACTAATGCAATTAAATACCCTCTCATCTTATAAATATACTTGATATAATTATAACAATTAACAATAATGTAAACAGTATTGCAAGAGTTAATATTTTATCATTATCATCTTTCATACTTTGCTTTGTTGCTATATATTGATGAACATTGTGCAACAGCTTGTTCTTTGCTTTTACCTTCCTTTATTACAATAGGTATGCACCTAATCATAAAGTCTTTTCTGCTTTCATTTACTTTTGGCTTTGGCATTGTCTTTTGTTTTATCCACTACAACTTTCACAAGTGTTATTATCTATGCTGCATTGTCTTTTTGGTACTGGTTTCTTTTCTAATTCTTCTAATAGTTTGTCAAACTCTGTTTTTTTTTCTTTACTTAAATATGTTAATAGTTTCTTTTCTTTTGCTTGGGTATCTTTATGCATCATAGTTTTCAAATAATCTTTTACAATCTGCTATTAATTCTTTTACACAACTAGAACAATTACTAATCTTTCTTTTTGTGTGTAATACTCTATTGCTTATTTCTATTAGTTTTTTTTGTTCATCTTCAGTTAATCTATTTTTGTGGGTTTTATAAAATTCTTTTAAGAAGTTATATTCTTGCTCTTGCAAACATTTAGGCTTATTGTATGGAAACAACTTGTTAAGAGCTTCTTTTCTTTGCTCACAACCACAATCTTCTCCAGCTACAAACTTAACTACTTTATCTATTCCTGTTGCTTTAGTTACTTTAGCAATAGTATCTCCTAAACCTTTAGACTTAGCTAGTTTCTTTTTAGTTGTTTTTTTCTTTACAGTTTTATTTTGTTTTTTAGTTCCTGTTTGCATTTTGCTATTGTTTTGTGTACTGTTGCGTGACTTATCTTTGTCGCCTTACTTAGCTTTCTTATACTATGAAATTCTTTTCTATATAAGTTAAATAGCTTTCTATCAAACCAATACATTTCTTGCAGTACTTCATCTATCTTTTTATCAATATCTTTTTCTTGCTCTTGTAGTTCATCAGCTATTTCTTTGTGTAAGTTGTTAAGCCTAATTTTATTGTTTTTGTTTTTACTCTTTACTTGTATAAGTTGTTTAATAATTCTTTTAATAACGCCAAAGTGTGGCTTTTCGTTAACTATTAAATTATCTATTAGTAAGTTGCTGCTTGTTAACTCATCAAACACTTTTACATACATATCTTGAACAATATCAATAGCTTTTAATTCAGAATTGTGATATAGAAGCTTAGTTGCAATTGCTTCCCATTTCTGTTGATACTGTGCTAAGATTTGTAGAACCTCATTATTAGACAAAATATTTTTTGTTGTTTATACAAAGTTAGTAGTTTTTAGTTACATTATTATAATCTAATTTTAAAAAACTTATATTACTTCTTATTGCATCACAAACTCTATAACCAGCACTTGTAAGTTTTCTTAGCTTATAGACTTCAGGAACTTCTACATTAGCTATGTTTACTGCTCTTGCTACACTAAGCTTTTCATTGTTTACTTTGTTGTAAACTATTTCTTCATAGTCTTGATGATACTTAGATTTAATACCTTCAATATAATATAGGTAGCTTGTTAAGTTCTTTAGCTGTTCATTTAGTTTTACTCCATCACTAATAGTGGTGTTGTTATAATCTTCTATAATCTCAGCTATTTTATTTAGTACTTCATTCATTTCTTAACTGTTCTAATTCTAATAATAATTGTGTAAAATCTTCTAATCTTAAAGCAACATAATCTTTTTCAAAGTTCTTTGTAAATACTACTAATGGCTGTTTGTGTGAGCCTATGCAATCATTAGCAGACTGTTCTAAAGCCTTCCAAATGTTTAGCTTTTCTTGGTTCTTACATTCCCAATTAAATTCTGATAATATACCTTTAGTTGCCATAATATCGCCTTTAATACTCAAACCACCACTATTAGGAGTTCTCCTTATTTCTGTTTTAAACTCTTTACTGAGATACTTTGCTACTTGCAACTCAAAACGTTTTCCTTTTTTATTTGCGTT